GTTTGCCCTTATTTCTACAGATGAGCTTGAGGAGTTGGGACAAATTATGGTGAAACAGTTGAAGAACCGATACAATGATTTGTCTGTAAATAAAAGATTCGTACTTGGTATTGACCGTGCTAAGATGCGTCTATATGATTGTGATCAATCAGAACAAACTTTGGTTGACTCAGGACAGGATGAAGAGTATAATGATGAAGAGACTAAACCAAAACGTAGTAAATTTGCTTCTTTGAATTTCTAATGACAATTAATTTTTCCCGATACGAAGAGTTTGTTGACGCTGTTACGTCCGACGCTTCTAAGGATTTCGTTGCCCTTGCTGATCGTCTTGTAGAACTTGATGGAGATGGTGCAAACATTGAACGTCTCTTTACTGCTGGCGTTGGTATTAATGCCGAAGGTGGTGAGTTCCTTGAGATTATTAAGAAGATGGTTTTCCAAGGTAAACCATGGAATGATGCTAATAAGGAACATCTGATTATTGAACTGGGTGATCTCCTGTGGTATGTTGCTCAAGCTACCCAAGCTCTTGGTGTTTCTTTTGAAGAAGTCATTGAACGAAACGTTAAGAAACTTGAGAGCAGGTATCCTGGAGGTAGTTTTGATGTATACTATTCCGAAAATCGTAAGGAGGGAGACCTGTGATTACTCTTAACATTGATATCAGAACTGCTGCTGCGATTAGACACGCACTATTTCGAGAACAGTCTGATTACACTTGTGACCCTACTTGTGTCCCTGCACGAATCGTAGAGATTCGTAATGTAATTAATGATCTAGACGAAAAAATCGAAGAGGAATTGGAAAATGAAACTACTGACTCTTGAAGACTACGAAAAGGCAGGTGAAACATTCTGGCCTAAGTACTGGTACATTGCAAAAGAACTTGGAGAAGATGCCAAGACAGAAGACATTCTGAAAGTGATGGAAGCGATTGGTGGTGTTGCACTACGATTTGCACTTGAAGAAAAAGAAGGACCTTTTGGATTTAACAAGAAAGCAGATGACGAAACAGAAAACGGAACAGAAGAA